TCGATCGGCTTTCGCCCGATCGAATACGAGCCGATCAAAGATTCGAAGACATTCGGCATGCGCTTTAAGGAATGGGAATGGCTCGAGCTTTCCGCGGTCACGATCGCGGCGAACCAAGACGCAAGCATCGAAATGATCAAAGCGCTCGACGATAGGCTGCTCGCCGTGGCAGGCGAAAAAAAGCAGAGCGACGTCGTGCGCCTTGAAAATCTCTCGCCCGGTGGCACGGGGAAAACCGTTAGTTTGAGAGGAAATGCGCAAGTGAAAACGACAGCAGAACGGATCACCGAATTCGAAGCGAAGCACGTCGCCAATAAGGGGCGCCAGATTGCCATCATCGAAGCCGCCAACGAAGCCGGGCGCACGTTAGACGACGCCGAGCAGCAAGAGTTTGACACGCTCGAGATCGAGAGCGAAGACATCCTCAAGCATGTCGGCCGGCTCAAAAAAGTCGCAGCCGCCAGCGTCGAGAGGGCCGAAGTGATCACCAATAGCAGCGGCATGAATCAAGCCGTGATCGCTAAGGCAAGCGGCAGCGGCATCATCAGCGTCAAGTCGAATTTGCCCAAAGCAACGGCGTTCACGCGCTATTGCCAAGCGCTCGCGGTCGGCAAAGGAAACCTGATGCAATCGCTCGAAATCTCGAAGCGCTGGAAAGACTCAACGCCAGAAGTCGAGGAAGTGCTAAAGGCTGCGGTCACGGCCGGCACGACAACCGATGCCGATTGGGCGCAGCCGCTCGTCGCCTATCAGACCATGGTCGCCGAGTTCATCGAGCTGCTACGCCCGGCGACGATCATCGGGCAAATCCCCGGCTTGCGCCGCGTGCCGTTTAACATCCGCGTTGCCGGCACCACGCAGGGCAGCACGGTCGGATGGGTCGGCGAAGGCGCGAGCAAGCCCGTATCGGAAATGAAATTTACCGAGACGCTGCTCGGATGGGCGAAGGCTGCCGGCATCGTCGTTATCACCAAAGAGCTCGCGCGCTTCAGTGCACCGGCCGCGGAGGATGTTATCCGCACCGACTTGCGCGACTCGATGGCGCAATTTCTCGACGAGCAGTTCGTCGATCCGGCCGTCGCGGTATCGGTCGGCGTGCATCCGGCGAGCGTCACCAACACCGCAACGGGAATTCCGTCTACGGGCGGCACGATGGGCGATATCTATACCGATCTGACGACGCTATTCGGCAATCTAGCAGCGCTGAATATCTCGCCGGCAACCGGCGTTTTCGTCACGACGCCAGCGATCGCGATCGGGCTGACAATGATGATGACGACGCAAGGCATCCGCGCATTTCCTGATATGAGCATGACGGGCGGCACGCTGCTCGGCTTCCCGGTTGTCGTTTCCGACGCGGTACCGGCGGGCTTGCTCATCTTCATCGTGGCGCGCGAAGTGTTCCTGGCCGACGATGGCGATGTCACCATTGACGCCAGCGAGCAAGCAAGTGTGCAGCTCGACTCGGCGCCGCCAACGCCCGCGGTTTCGCTGGTGAGCTTGTGGCAGCAAAACCTAGTCGGTATTCGCGCCGAGCGTTATATCAACTGGGCCAAGCGCCGCGCCGGCGTGGTGCAGTTCATCAGCGGCGTCACGCCCGCCCCGACGGCACCGCTCGCGCCGTGAGCGAGAATCTACGCATGGTGGCCGCCGCTTGCTTTTGGCATAGCGGGCGGCGGCTCGCCGTCGGTCAGGAATTCGAAGCGGTAAACGAGCGCGACGCAAGCGAGCTCGTTCTCACCGGCGTCGCCAAGCGCAAGCAAGCCGACAGCCAAACCAAGCGGCGCACGTACAAGCGCCGCGACATGCGGGCGGAATAGGCATGCTGCACGTGATCTCACTCGGGGCCGGCGTGCAATCTTCGACGATGGCGCTCATGGCAGCGCACGGCGAGATAACGCCGATGCCCGATTGCGCGATTTTTGCCGACACCGGATGGGAACCGGCGCACGTTTACGAATGGCTCGAGCGGCTTGAACAATGGTTGCCGTTTCCGGTGCATCACGTCAGCAATGGCGATTTGCGCGCCGATCAAATCGGCGCACTGGTACGCGCAGGATCAGGCGAGCGTTCTGCGTCGCTTCCCTATTTCACGAGTAACGAAGGGGCTGCGCGCGAGGGGCGCTTACGCCGGCAATGCACCAAGGAATACAAAATTTGGCCGATCGAAGGCTTTATCCGCCGGCAATTGCTGCGGCTTGAGCCGCGACAGCGCGCCCCGCGCGTTCCGGCGATTACGCAATGGCGCGGCATTTCCGCCGATGAAGCGCACCGCATGAAGCCGAGCGGCGAAAAATGGATGATTGTTCGCTATCCGCTCGCGATGGAAAAAGGCATGAGCCGCGGCGATTGTCTGGCGTGGCTCATGCGCAACGGCTATCCGCAGCCGCAGCGCTCGGCTTGTATCGGCTGCCCGTACCATAGCGATCACGAATGGCTCGACATGCGCGACAACCGGCCCGGGGAATGGAACGACGCCGTAGCGTTTGATAACGCGATCCGCAAACACGGCGGCATGCGCGGCGAAACGTATTTGCATCGCTCGTGCGTGCCGCTCGAGCGCGTCGAGTTCAAAGCCGATTGGCAAATCGACATGTTCGGCAACGAATGCGAAGGCATGTGCGGCGTATGAGAATCTTCGGCTTCGAAATCTCCCGCAGCAAAGCAAGTGCCCCGCCGACCGCTTACGCGGTCGACACGCGTTTGCGCTGGTCGGATTGGTTCTCGGTGATTCATGAGCCGTTCACCGGTGCATGGCAGCGCAATATCAGCGTCGAGAGCTGCGAGAACATTCTCAAGTTTTCCGCCGTCTATGCGTGCGTCGGCTTGATCTCCGACGACATCAGCAAACTACGCATTAAGCTCGTGCAGGAAGATCGCAACGGCATTTGGAACGAAATCAGCTCGCCGGCATTCTCGCCCGTGCTGCGCAAGCCGAACCGCTATCAAACCCGCATTCAATTCATCAGCCAATGGATCACGAGCAAGTTGCTCTATGGCAACGCCTACATTCTGAAAGAGCGCGATGCGCGCAACGTCGTCATTGCGATGTACGTGCTCGATCCCGCCCGCGTGATCCCGCTCGTCACGGACGAAGGCGACGTGTTCTATGAGCTTAAAACCGATCGCCTTGCGCAAGTGCCCGATGCCGAGCGCGTCGTCGTGCCGGCGTCCGAGGTTATCCACGATCGCATGCTAACGCTATGGCATCCGCTGGTCGGCGTCTCGCCGATCTACGCATGCGGCGCCAGCGCGACGCAAGGCATTCGCATTCAAGCGAATTCGGAAGCGTTTTTCAGCAATATGTCGCGCCCGAGCGGCATTTTGACGACGCCGAACCGACTGAAAGACGGCGAAGCCGAGCAGTTCAAACAGGACTGGCAAATCCGCCATTCCGGGCCGAACATCGGGCGGATCGCCATTCTCGAAGGCGGTCTCAAATACGAGCCGCTCACCATTCCCGCGCACGACGCGCAACTGATCGAACAATTGCGTTGGACCGTGGAGGATGTCGCCCGCTGCTTTCATGTGCCGTTGCACAAGCTCGGCATGGGGCAACCGACGCTCAACAATATCGCGGCGCTGAATCAGGACTATTACACGCAAACGCTGCAAGCGCTGATCGAGTCGCTCGAGCTGCTGCTCGATGAGGGGCTCGCCACGCTGCCGGGCATGGGCACCGAAGTCGATCTCGAGAACTTGCTGCGCATGGATCCGATTTCGCTCGCCGACGTCAACGAAAAAGGCATCCGCGCCGGCTATCTCGCGCCGAATGAAGCGCGGCTGCGCTCCAATCTCGAGCCCGTTGACGGCGGCGACTCGCCCTACATGCAACAGCAAAATTGGTCGCTGGAAGCGCTCGCGCAACGGCCGCCGCCCGATATGGCGCCGAAGCCGGCAACACAGCCGACCGCGCTGCCGGCGCCCGCACCGGCACCCGCACCCGAACCAGACGCCGCAAAAGCGGCGCTTGTCGCAATCCGCGACCGCTTCCGCGTTGCCGCCGAGCTGACGCCGTGAGCGGGCGCGACGTCGATCTCGAGCAGCTCGTCGCCCGACTCAAGCCGCGCGACGGCCGCGACGGGCGCGACGGACACCACGGCCGCGACGGCGCCGACGGGCAACCGGGCGAGCGCGGTCTGCCCGGCCCGCTTCCGCTGCACGACTGGCAAGGTTCAACGCTGCGCTTTGAGAAGTCGCACGGCGTTTGGGGCGAGTCGGTCGATTTGAGGGGCGAGCGCGGCGAGCGCGGTCAGGACGGTCAGAACGGCCGCCACGGCGTTGACGGCAAAGACGGTGCCGACGGTGCACCCGGCGCCCGCGGCAGCCGTGGCGAGCGCGGCAAGCAAGGCGAGATCGGTCCCCGCGGGCCGATTGGACCGATGCCGCGGCACGAATGGGACGGAACCGCGCTGCGCTTTGAGATCGCGCCGGACATCTGGGGCATGTTCGTCGATTTGCAGGGCCCGCCCGGCCCGGCGGGGCGCGGCGGCGGCGGCGGTTTCGGCATGGGTCAAAGCGTAGACCTTAGCGGCTATCTGAAAGCCGACGGCACGGTGCCGCTTACGGGTGACTGGGATTCCGGGGCGCACAAGATAACGGCGGGCGATCTCGCGGGCTTTACGCTGCAGCTCACCGGCACGAGCATGATCCCGACGCACACGCCCGGCGGTGCGACCGTGCAAAGCAAAGTCGATATTCCTTCGCTGACGCTCGGTACTTACGAGCAGACGGTCGCAATGGGCATCGCGGCGGCGTCGGATCCAACGGCGCGCGTGCTGAGCTTGTTCGATGCGCGCACCGTCTCACATCAACCGACGCTTTCCGTGTTCGATCCAAGCGAAAGCCAAGTTGTCGGCTTTTCATGGGAAGGCAGCAGCAGCGACGCCTATATAAAGTTCACCGGCGACACGCTCAGCCTGAAGCGCGGCACGGTTATCTTGACTGCCAGCGACTCGCTTGTGCAAGCGTACAAGCCGCTACTGTTAAACGCCGATCCCGTCGCCGCGCTCGAAGCGGCGACAAAGCAATACGTCGACGCTGTCGCGGCCGGCGGCCCCGGCGCAGTGAATACGATTTTAAGCGGCAGCGGGGCGCCATCGGGCGCGGTCGGCGCCGACGGCGATTTCTACATCGACACCACGGCCGACGCAATCTATGGCCCGAAAACGGCCGGCGTATGGGGATCGCCGACGTCGCTCACCGGGCCGCAGGGGCCGCAAGGCGATCCGGGCGCCACGGGGGCAACCGGTGCAACCGGCCCGGCAGGCGCAACCGGCCCGCAGGGCGATCCGGGCGCCACGGGCGCAACGGGACCGACGGGGCCAACGGGCGCAACCGGCAGCGCGGGCGTGCCGGGCTCGGTGTGGCGCGACGGGACCGGCGCGCCTTCCAATTCGCTCGGCATTAACGGCGACTATTACCTCGACGACGCGACCGGCAACGTTTATCTGAAGTCGAGCGGCGCGTATGCCATCGTCGGCAATATCAAGGGCGCAACCGGCGCAACCGGGTCAACCGGGTCAACCGGCGCGACGGGACCGGCCGGCGCAACCGGTGCAACCGGCCCCGCGGGCCCGGCCGGCGCCTATAAAAACGCCGTCATGAATGGCGCCTTTGATGTCTGGCAGCGCGGCATCTCATTCACGGGCGTCACAGCTTCGGCCTATGTCGCGGATCGCTGGCAATTTGCGATCAGCTCGGGCGGCACATGGGCCGTGCAACAAAACGCCAACGTGCCGAGCGTTGCGCAGGCGGGGCTCGTCGTGCCGAGCTGCCTGCTCATGGCGCCGACGGTTGCGCAAGTCTCGCTCGGCTCGAGCGCTTTGATCGCTTTGCTGCAAAAGATTGAAGGCTACGATTGGCGTTGGTTTGCGCAGCGCGAGCTCACGCTGTCGTTTTGGGTTTACGCGCCGCTCACCGGCACTTTTTGCGTGAGCTTGCGCAATGCTGCCCCGGATCGTTCCTACGTCGCCGAGTACACCGTCAACGCGATTAATACGTGGGAGAAAAAGACGATCACCATTCCGGCGTCGCCGTCGGCGGGAACCTGGAACTACACGAACGGCATCGGCCTGTATCTCGCCTTTTGCTTGGGCGCCGGCTCGACGTTTCAAACGACGGCGAATGCATGGCAGACCGGCAACTTCCTTTGCACGTCGAATCAGACGAACGTCGCGGCATCGACTAGCAACTATTTGGACATCGCGCTCGTGCAGCTCGAGGCGGGCCCCGTCGCGACAGACTTCAACGTCGCGCCGTTCGAGGCGGAATATGCGCGTTGCTTGCGCTATTACGAGAAAAGCTTTCCCTATGCGACGGTACCCGCGCAAGCCGCGGGCGGCAGTAGCGCGCTATGGTTTACGCAAGCGGTCGCGGCATCGACGACGGCGATGATCGGCGGCACCAAGTTCGAAGTCTACAAACGCGCGACGCCTACGATCACGCTATATAACCCGCAGGCGACGAATGCGCAGGCGCGCAATGCGACAACCAACACCGATTGCAGCGCAACTTCTGTTGTCGTCTCTTCGGAGAATGGTTTCGCCTTGAACGCGACGTCGCCGAGCGGTTCGGCCGTCGGTCAGGGTTTGTATATCAACTTCGTCGCCGACGCGGAGCTTTGACGATGGCAATCGATCCGGGCTATGTCGCTGTCGTCGGTTATCCAGGCGTGCTGATTGTAGCCGGCGCGCTCGGGCGCGAGCCTGATCCCGATCCGTTTGCGGTCGGCAATAACACGCAATTCATTCCGAACGATCCGGGCAATCGCGACTGGCAGGATTATCAGGCATGGGTCGCGGCCGGCAACAAAGCGCCGATGGAACCGCTCGCCAATGCGAAGACGCGCAAAATCGCGCAATTGCGCCGGCAGCTCGAAGGTTATTTTTATACGGGCTTCATCGCGCAGGGTTTTCAATGGTACACGGGGCCATGGGGCGCGAGTCAATTGAACTTAGCGGCGGGCGCCGGTGCATACGGCACTTTTCTCACGCCCGATCACAACGCGCACCTTTTCGACTATAACGACATCGAGCGCGTTTTCACGCCAGCAAACGCGACCAAGTTCGCCGCCGCGCTGCTGCATTGGTATTACACGGCATATAGCGAATACATGGATAAAGTCGCGCAAGTGAACGCATGCACGACAAATGCACAAGTCGATGCGGTTGCGTGGACACCGAAATACTCGTCGCAAAATCCGTTCAATGTCGATGTAATTCCAACCCCGGGCTTCGATACAGGATTCGATAACGGCTATGGTTAAGACGATGTCAGCGCTTAAGGCGCAAGCGGCAAATGATCTGCTCGATAACGCGCAGGCGCTTATCTCGCCCGCCGACGTGCGCAATATGATCACCGACTTTTTGGATACCATGACGCCCGCTTATGGCGCGATGTCTATCACGTCGGCGGCGGGCATCGCGCAAACGCTCAACATTTCGCCGGCGATTGCGCTGCCGTTTGAAGCCGTCTCGCCCGATACGACGCCCGAATATACCTGCACACCCGCGTCGGGCACGATCGCCCGCGCGGGGCAAACGGCGTGCCGCGTTTCGCTCAATGTTGAAGTCTATGCGGCAGCGGGCAAGTTCATCACGCTCACGCTATACAACGGCGGCGCGGCGACGCCATGGAAATTCACCGTGCAAGCGCAGGGCGCGAGTAAGCCCGCGAGCGTATCGCTGAGCGCGATGTTTCGAGGGGCGACGATATCGCTGCAACTATTCTCGAATGCCGACGCGAATGCGGTGCCCGTCACGTTCAAAAACGGCGCCTTTTATGTCGCGTCGGTTCCCGTGATCGCGTAGGGGCAAACCATGGAACTTTCGCCCGAACTAAAGGCGCTCGCCGACAGCACGTTCGAAGCCGTGCGCGGCTATTGCGACAAGGCAATCGAGCAACGCGTCGCGCAGGAAGTCGAAAAGCGCGTCGCCGCGGCGATTGACGAAGCGATGGAGGAAGTCGAGAACATGGTCGCTGCGATTCCCGCTGGGCCGGCGGGCAAAGACGGCGAGAAAGGCGAACCGGGCGAGCCCGGCGAGCGCGGTCTGCCCGGTGAGAATGGGCGCGACGGGCGCGACGGGCAGGACGGGGCGCCAGGGCGCGATGCGCTGCAGCTCGACGTGCTCGACGCGATCGACGGCACACGCTGCTATCGGCGCGGCACGTTTGCCTATCACGACGGCGGGCTCGTGTGCTCGTTTCGCAATACCGATCCGCTCATCGACCGCGACGGCGAGCTCGAGCGCGCCGGATGGGCCGTCGTGGTGCGTGGCGTGGCGTCGATCGATTTCGTCGAAGTCGACGCGCGCACCGTGCGCGAAGTGCATCACATGACAGACGGGCGCTCGTATGAATACGTCAAGCGCTATGCCGAGCTGCGCCCGCGCGGGCAATGGAAGCAAGGCGAGTTCCAAAAGTTCGACGTCGTCATGCATGGCGACTCGTCATATTGGGCAGAGCGCGACACCGACGGGCAGCCGGGCATCTCGCCGGATTGGAAATTGTTTGCACGCAAGGGGCGCGACGGTCGCGCCGGCAAAGACGGTGCCGTTGGGGAGCGCGGCCCGGATGGCAAACCGGGCCGCGACTTTTCACACATCGGTTTTCCGGGGATCCCGCGATGAACTACGGGCGTTGGTGCTATTGGCCGCCGTGCTTTGAGTATCCGGGCGTGCCCGAGCCGCTCGCCGGATGGGACGTGTCCTATGTCGTGGTGCCGCCCGCGCTCGAGCCGCTCACGCTCGACGAAGTCAAGCTCTATCACCATATCGATCAAAACGTCGAGGACACCGAAATCACGCGCTTGATCAAGAGCGCTCGCCAGTACGTCGAAGAGTATCTCGGCTCGAGTCTGGTGACGCAAACGCG